ACTCATAGCATAGACAAAATAAAAAACCATAAAGTGCTGGTGGCTTTACGGTCTTTTGCATTATTTTGCTTTTAACTGCTTTTAAATGTTATCCTGTGCGATGATTGTTGGATCTATTTCGTTGTCGAAACCTCTCCGACAATCTTTCCACTGTAAAACCCATTCATCTTGTTCACAATCGTGATCTTGTTTGTCGTTTTTGTAATCAAGATATATGAAGCCAATCCGTTTGTTTTTAACTTTTAGTTCTATTTCTATATATTCATCACCCCCGACACCTCTACTTGTTTTGTCGGAGGTGGTTGTTCCGTAGAGTTTCATTTAGTTTTTAATTATCGAATAATTACCCCCAAAGTCCATTCCCAATCCTAAATCCCTACACAGTTCTTTTTCTTCTTCGTCCATTCGTGATTCGTTCATATAAATAACTAAACCCCTGCAATCACCCTCGTAAGTTAAAAAGTTTGGTATTTCTTTTGTATCAGTCATTTTTAGTATACGATTTATTATTTTAGTTTCTCTAGTTCTACCTATCACCGATCTTCCTTTGCTTTCTTCTCCGTCCATATATCCCACCCATTCGTTTATATCTTCGTTAAAATAATAATCTCCGTTGCATTGTGCTGTTGAATGAATTTGACAATCTCTAGCCAATAACTTTTTAAACTTTTCACTTTCTTTAGCTATGTTCTTAATTACTTGTAGATTATTCATAGTATTTTATTTTAATTTGTTAAGTATTTCTTTTTTAAACATTCGGCTACTAATAAAATCACTAATTGCTACAGCTTCGTTGGTATTTACCCCGTAACGATCAGTTACTTCACCAAAAACTATTTTTTTAACATAGTTTATCCCCTTTTCTCTTATGCAACTCGTTACGGTTGGATATACATCTTTTATCATTTTTCTTGTCATATATTTGTTATTCATAACATTTTATTATATTTAGTTTTTAAAGAACCAGCATAGAAAGCTCGATAACTTCCCTATAATACCCGCAAAACTTATTTTGTGAGTATTAAGGAGAGTTAAGCGTTAAAAGGATCATCAGTATCAGTAACATCATAAACAAGAAAATCAGTATCACCTGTTTGTTTATAATGTTGTTGGTCTATTTTTTCTAAACCTGTTAACATATTTTCAGCAAAATTTTTTGCTCCCTCTTCGTTATCTGCTCTTACATCAAGGCAAAATGTTTTTGTTATCTCTACTTTATATTTATTCATAATTATATAATCAATAAAACTAATAATAATATGGAGACTATAACTACTATCAAAAGAGTTAAAAATATCTTTTTTTTCCTTAACTCTCTCTCCAACAGGTAACCCTCAACAGCCCCTTTATATATGCTATCTGATAACATAATCTCTCTAACTTGTTTTATCATAATATTTTAATGTATCCAATTAATAGAGCAATCTTCGTGACTCTCGTTATAATAATGTTTGATATAAGGTTTTATATCTGTTTTACTCCCTGCGATCACTTCATAAGTCTTAGAAAAATCAGCAAAATTGCGTGTTGTTTTAGTTTCGGTTAATAGAGTTAAACCGGCATATTTTTGTATAGTAAACTTTCTATAATATTTATAACCACCTTTAAACCCGTTATCCTCCCCAATAATAGCAATACCTTTCTTTGATTTTAGAGCTAGCTTATACCCCATTAAAAGATATATATATTTATCCCCTGTGTAGTAGTCTTTTGTCATAATAATTAGTGATCAAACCACAATATAATAATTAGTTTTAATCTATTGTAATTATATCACAGCTATGCTAATATATGTCCATTAAACCTGTGGATAACTTATTAAGACACAAAGTAGATATTTGTAAAGGTAATAAAAAAACCACTTAATTAAGTGGTTAATCTATTTTATAATACTTCGTTTAGTATCTCTGTTAGTAATTCAAGCATTGTTTTGTTATTTGTTACAGCTAATAGTTTCAGTTTCTGTTTTTGTTCTGGTAAGATCCTTGTATGAGTTGTTTTTGTTTTAGTTTCTTTAATCATATGTATTGTTATATTGTTAACCTATAATAATAACCCCTTATTCCTATGCCCAACGAGTCCTTGTCCTTGTCCTTGCCCTATACTGTAATTGTTATATTACTATATAGTTGTTAGTGTACTTCTTGACCTCTTTTCTACTCCTCCCTTGCCCTCAACCAAGCAATACTCTCCTTTTCCTTTCCCCTTATCCCTTATAATATAATCTTTGATTCTATTACCTCCCCCAAAGAATTAAGTCTTTGTCGTGGGTGTTAAGTTATGGTATTGGTGTATTGTTTTGCTTGTATATCGGTTAGGTTATCGTTCGTTTTTGGTAAGTTATAACTCACCCTTATGCAAGTAGTATATCATAAATGACTACAAATTGCAAGGTTTTGCATAGTTACAACATAAATATTGGACTATGTAAAGTCTTGCAACTTTGCAAGTGTTGAAAGTAGTATAGCACATAACAAAGAAAAAGTCAAGTTATTATACTTGACTTCTAATCTTTTAGCTTGTTTTAGCCCTTGTTATTCTTTCCATTGTTTACATAACATTTCAGCTTGCTCAGTCAATTTAGCATTTGGATAGGCTTTTTGATACTGTATCATATCATAACAATCAAGTCTTATAGTTTGTTCAGTGATCCAGTTACTAGTAATTACTTTACCTTTGTTAATGCTATTCAATAGACCTAACCCGCAAAATATTGATACATAACCAATTAATAGTATAACTATAATTCTAATTAATCTTGCTCTGATCTTCCTGTTTCTAAACTTCTTTTTGTGTAATTGTAATTTATCCATATATAATCATTATAATTATTTATTAATTAATTTAAATAGTTCACTCGCTTTGTTTGTTATTTCCATTTGTGATATATCGTCATATTCATTAACAAATTTTTCAAGTATCTTATAAAATGATATCTGAAATTCTTCGCTGTAAGTATCTAATTCTAGTATATCCTTTATTGTTTTATTATTCATAATACTTTTATAACAAGTCTTAATTCTTTCGCTTTCGCTTAAGAATATCTTTTATATTAATTCTTCTGCTTGTTATAATAATTTTATCAAGCTACTTTCTAGAAGTCAAGGAGTTTAAACATTCAAACATAACAATCAAGTAATGTCAAGTTTTAACTCATAAGATAGGTAACATTGAAAGGATAACTTATAAGCACAGATTATATAAACCCCTTAGAAGCTAGTTTCAGGCTTCAATAAATCGCTATAAACTCATTATATGTATAATAACGGTATAACCTTTATTGACAAATCTCTTAATAGTGGTATAGTAAAGGACATCTAAGGGACATAACATAAAGGACAAATGGCTAGTATAAAGGACATAATGTAAAGGACATTATAAAGGACACTCTATAAAGGACAAAAAGAGTGGTTAACTGTGGTCGTGGGTATATACCACCCCCCACCCACGCACGCAATCTCAAGAAATTGATTTATCAATAGCTTGATAACTCAAAAATAATCTAAAGGACATAAAATAATTCTAAAGGACATTTCTATAAGACATTCTAAAGGACATAAAATAATCTAAAGGACATTTATATTTCTAAAGGACACAATCCCCCCACTAGAATGTACTCAAGTTCTGTTGGTTTGGCAACTCTAGTCTTCAGGGTTGACAGATGGGTATAACTGTGGTGTGGTTAAAGGGGAGGGGGTAGGTGTCCCAAACTTTTTGTGATTATATATATATACTTAAACCCAAATATACCATAAATATTATATTATGTCAGACATATATATTCCCCCCATTTGAATAAAACACTTGACTTTTAATATATAATATGATATACTACATATTATATCTCTGCTAGAGGATAGCTGTTTGATTCCAAACCAAACTACGAGGGTTCGATTCCTTCCAGAGGTGCATAGCCTTAGTATGGACTAAAGAGGTTCGTCAGTCTGTAAAACTGATTCTTCGGATGATGTGGAGCATTACCACAATAAGGCACATTAATATTAATAATATATAAATATGACAAAATTTAAAATATTGAGTAAAATAAAATCAGGTGCAGAGAAGTTGGGTGGAGCTATCTTGGGAGCTAAGAGTACTATTAGTGGAATGAAAGCTGATAATACAAGGAAATTGGTTAAACAAGTTAGAGCAGAGAAGGGAGCTGCTAACTTTAGGAATGGTCAACCAACTGATGCTTTTAAAAGGAGAACTGTTTTGGAGGCTGAAATCGACAGTCTTAAAAAGAAAGCAAGTAAATAGGAAATGGTAACTAAACAAGAGAAGGTAGATATATTTAATATGATGCTTGATAACACTATCTTGGAGATTGGTGTTAAATTAGGATTGGATAAGACTTTTAAGAAGAAACAGGATATTGTTAATCATGTCTATCGTTCTTATAAGGATGTTAGAGATAATCCTGAGAAGTTTAAGATTAATTCTGATCAACATAAGAAGGTAATTGATACTGTTGCATCTAGGGCTATATCGATTGGAGGTAAGGGTTCTAAGAAAGCTCTTACAAAGGAAGAGAGGGTGGCTGTTGAGAAGAAACTAGAGAATATGGATATCAAGGAATTGGTATTAAGTAATAGAGATAAGTTAGGTAAACTGTTCGCCCGTAAATTAAACATGATGACTGATAAGGATTTGAAAGCTATGAAGCTAACTGAGTTCACTAACCCATTTGGTATGCTATTTGATAAGGGTCAGATTATACAAGGACAATCAACTGAGAATATCGCTGTCTTGTCGAAGATAGAAGATGGACTCTCTTCCAAAGATTTACTAGAAGCTTTACTAGGACAAAGGGAAAATACAATAACTAATAAGTAAAACAAATATTATGCAATCGACCGCAGAATTTGAAGAATTTATCATAGGGAAGGAACTTGGTAGAGGTGTTACTAGGGAAGTTTATAATTTCCATCCAGACGATACATGTGTTATAAAGATAGCAAATGGTTATGATGGTCGGCAGACTAATATAACTGAATATAAGATATGGGATGAACTATATAACTTTGATAAAAAACTATCCAAGTGGTTCGCACCATGTGTCTCAATAAGTGAAAGTGGTAAGTATCTTGTACAAAAGAAGATTGAATTTGGGAGACTTAAAGATTATCCAAAGAAAGTACCACATTTCTTCTACGACATTAAGAGAGATAACTATGGTTGGTATGGTAATCAATTCGTTTGCTGTGATTATGGATATTTTAATATCACAGATGGTTACAACAAAAGAATGAAAAATATAACTTGGAAATTTTAATATTATGGATGAAGATACAATCGCACAATTAAAGAGTAAGGCTGAACAAGAGAGGAAGATTAGAGTTCTTAATGAATACCTTAACTCAGAACCATATAGGAAGAAGCTTGAAATTAGAGCTAAGGTTTTTGATGCTTGTATAACAGGTAGGAAAGATTATCGTTTCTCAAGAGGTAGTGTATATGAGCTTTGTAAGGGATTACAAGAAGATGGTACTTATGATAGGGCTGAGGGATGTATATTCTTTATAGATAACTTTGGTTGGTCTAAAGCTGATAAGATTGTCGTAGATAAGGATAAGTCTAAACATCTACCATTTATATTATTTGATATTCAGAGAGAAGGTATCAAGTGGTTGATACAATGTATTGATGAAGGTCATGATGGATTCTTGGAGAAGTCTAGGGATATGGGAGCTTCTTGGGTATACTTTGTTTATGTATCTTTATGGTATTGGTTATTTATTGATGGTTCTAACTTCTTGTTAGGTTCTTTCAAAGAAGCACTTGTAGATGATAAAAGTATCGATAGTCTTTTTGGTAAGCTTGAATATGCTTTAACTTCACTACCTAAATGGATGATGCCGCCAAGATTCAAAATAGAAAATGATAGAACAAAAATGAGACTTATGAGAAAAGATAACGGTAATCTTATATCTGGAGATACAATGCACGCCAACTTTGGTAGAGGTCCTCGTAAGACGGCTATCTTCTTTGACGAGTTAGGTTTTTGGGATGAAGCTAAAAATGCTTGGGAATCTTCTGGTGAAGCTACTAACTGTAGGTTTGCTAACTCAACTCCTTGTGGTATGAACTTCTATGGTTTGTTGAGAGAAACTGGTATTAGTAAATTTACTATGCATTGGAAAGATAATCCTTTCAAAGACCAGGAGTGGTATGATTATCAATGTTTTAGATATTCTCCTGAAGCAGTTGCTCAGGAAATTGATATATCATATTCTAAATCATTGGAAGGGAAAGTGTATCCTGATTGGAATGAGATTAATGTTAAGAAGGAACAAATTGATTATGATCCAAATCTACCATTATATGTTAGTTGGGACTTCGGTAACACAGATGATACTGCAATAATTTGGGCACAACCATATCAAGGTAGGTTGAGAATAATTGATACATATTCTAATCATGGAAAGGTTATAGACTTTTATATTCCATTTGTTAATGGCATAGTTGACTCTGGTACTCATCCTTATAATCCTAAAGATTTAGAGAAAATAGAAAAACATAAGTATTGGAAAGCTGGTGTACATTTTGGAGACCCTGCAGGAAGATTTAAAAACTCAGTAGTTGATAAAACAGTATTTGATGTTCTTAGAAATAATGGTATCCATGTAAACTTTAAAGATGAATGGAAACATTTTCATATTAGAAAAGAAAAAACTAGACAATTGATTCTTAATGGAATTGATTTGAATATGAATAGTGATGTTAAATACTTTGATGTATGTATAATGAACGCAGCCTATCCAAAAGTTAAAAGAGAAGGTATAGAGTTTACTCAATCAAAACTCCCTCGCCATGATAAAACATCACATTTTAGAACATCCTTAGAATTTATGGCTCTTGGTTTAGATGAAAAAGGAGTCGGTCGACAAAAAGTTATTAGAGATAAATTTCAACCAACTAAGTTCACAAAACGTAGATCTGTTGGTTATTAAAAGATATGCATGCAGATTTCAAAACAGTATACAAACATTCTGGTAGTCGATATTTCAGACGCTTCCTCAAAGATTGTAAAAAGATAAGTTCACATATTAAAGTGAAGAGGATTAAACATGGGTTCTTTAGAATCTATTTTAAGAATAAATATATAGGTGAATGTTATAAAGAGATGCCATTAAGAGGTTATGATATTGAAGAGATTGATAATCGTTTTGAAGATAAGAAGTTCTGGGAGAAGAGGGAAGATAGAGCAGAACTTACAAGAAAGGTTAAGAATTATGTTGAAGGATATGTAGAATCATTGGATATGATTAGAACAAGTATGTATCTGATACGAACAAGTAAGGAACATAATGATGAAGCTGAAATTGCTTATGCAACTAGAGCTGTGAAATAACTTGACAAAACTAAACTATTATGTTATACTGTAAAATAATTATAAATTATATATATATAAATGTCTAAACAAGAAAAAAATATCCTTACTGATATCTCAAATGATATTGAAAGATTAGTGCCTACCGATGCTGAACAAGTATTGCTTAGTGAAATAACTGAGAAGTTTCGTGAGACTAAAAACCAAAGAAACAGGTCTTATAATTATTTTGATAATAGAAATATTATAGAATATATTGAAGATTCAGTAGTAAGATTTACAACAAATATTGACGAGAGAAGTGATATAGAAGATTGGCAGGCTAGAGTACATGACCAGATTACAAGGTCTAAAGTTCTTGCTGTTCTTGGTAAGATTGTATCTGTATTACCTATTGCTAGATTTATGGCTAGGGGTGATGAGGATTACAGAAAAGCAACTATACTAACTTCATTATATGAATATGCAGAAGATATGGATGACTATGAAGAGTTCATGGTCTATTTCTTATTGGAAGCTATTGTTAAGGGTACAGCTATTGGTTATGAAGATATAAATACTAAGACAAGAAAGAAGAGAAATGTAAAAGGTATTGGTAGTGATATTACTGTTTCAGAATATACAGAGAAGACTATTACATTACCGGCATCTATTGTACCGTTGGAAGACTTCTTTCCTGCATCTGTTGGAATAACAAACATTAAGAAACAACCTTTCTGTTTTTGGAGAAGTGAAATATCTTGGGCACAGTTTAAGAATGAGTGGACTATGTACGAAAGAAGTTCTATGATTCAACCCTTCCAGTCATTATTTGGTAAAGATGAATTTAAACCTTATTACAGAGATTATATTTCTGATGATACTAAAGAGGGTAATGTAGAAATATTAAGATACTATGATGTAGATAATGACCAGTTTATTATCATGGCAAATGGTATTTGGTTAAATCCATTACAGATTGGAGATGCACCTTTTGTTGCACAACCGTTACCTTTCAACCATAAAGAATTACCTTTCTTTGATACTAAGTTTGATTTCTTTGGTTCAGATTTCTTCTATGGAAAATCTCTACCAGATAGGTTAAGTGCTTGGCAAGATGTTTTGAATGTGTTGACTAATATGACATTAGACCAATCATTCCTATCAATTTTCCCACCAATCTTGACAGCAGGATTTGATGATATCGAAGATGATTACTTACGACCAGGAAGACGTATTCCTATGGATACAGGAGGTTTACCTTTGAATCAGGCAGTAATGAAACTAGATCCAGGAGTACCTACAGGATGGAATCAATTTATTCTTGGTTATACAAGAAATGTTATGGAACAAGCTTCTGTTGATGCAGTATCGTCTGGTACGGCAGGACAGGGAGATAGAACTACAGCAACAGAAATTGCAACAGCTTCTGAAGGAGTTACTGCAATCTTAGGTATCTTTGCTAGAATGGCTAAGGTAGCTATTAAGAGAAAGGCTTTATTAAAATCTGCCAATATCTTACAGGTTTGGACAGACCCAAAGAATCCAGCATTTGTTAAAAGTATTCTTGGTGAAGATGGAGCTGAGGAAATGAATAAAGCTTTCAATACATTCAATGTTAGAAATACAGTATTGACAGGTGGTAAGAGAGGAACTAAGATAATTGAATTTTATAAGAACAGAGAATCTCTACCAGGCAAGGATGAGTTACAAGCAAGAGAAGCTATCTTTAAAAAGGAAACTGGAAGTGAGATAGATATAGATGCTATTACTCCAGGATATATTAGAAACTTTAGGTCAGATGTCGAGACAGTAGTTTCTCCAAAGAGTGAAGGTTCAAAAGAAGTTGAGAAAGCAATCCAATTAGAAAAGGTTAAAGTATATCTAAGTTTCTTCCCAGATATGGTAAATAAAGAAGAGTTACTTGCTACAACAGCCGAGAAGATGGGAGATGACCCTTCAAAGATTATAAACAAGAATATACTAGCACCAGAACAAGAAACACCAGGAGGAGCTATGGATCAAACCATGCCACAGAATCCAGCAGGTAATGAAAGTAATAATGCTGTTAGAGGAGCACAATTAGGAGGGTCGGACCAATTGCGACAATTATCAAGTCAAATGCAAGGTTAAAAAATATGTGGTTTAAAAAAGAAATAAATACTTTATCTACAGAAGAATTAGAAGCAGAGTTGCTTGGAAGATATGGTGATTTACCTAAAGAAATTATAGAAAAGGAATTAGAGAAGAAGATAATAGAAGACCTGAAGAATATAGATGGATTTAATAAATATCTACAAGCATTAATGAACCAAGATATCATTAGATACTTTGGTGCACAGGATGAAGCTTCAAGGAATCAAACAAGAGGAGCATTTCATAGAACATTATATCTTAAAAATAAAGTCAAAGCAAAACCTAAATTAGATAATACTGATAACAAGAGATACAAATAGAATTGAAAATTATATTTGAAGATATAGTAAATAGTTGATGAAATCAATTTATTGATAAATCAATATCTTGACAAATGTATAATTATATGTTATACTAGGAAATAGTAAGCATTACTATGAGTAGTAATCCATACTAGTAATAACTAACAGACTTAGAGTAGTCTGTGCAGGATGGGGTGGTCGATACCTATCTTGCACAAACTACTTTATGTAGTAGTTCAAACTTAGGTGGGCATAACCACCACTGGGCATAACCAGTTAAAAAAGTGTTAATAGTAAATTGGATTAGTCGATTCAATTTTATAAAAAGTGAAAAGTTATGAATGAGGAAAAAGATAAGGATGGAAATCCTATCACTAAGGTTGTTGAAGAACCTTTAACTCCTGAGAAGGAATTAGAAAAAGTTAAGGCTGAAAATGCTACTTTACTTCAAACGAAGGAAACTCTTGTAACAGAGGTACAAGGTCTTCGTAAGAAAGGTCAATTAACGGAAGAAGAAAAAGAAACATTGGCTGCTAAAGTAGCTGAGTTAGAAGGAGCAAAAAAACCTGATGAACAAAAGGAAACCCCTGATGTTACTAAGGTTGTTGAGGATTTATTCAATAAAAAGAATCAAGAATCAATTAAGAAAAATATGGATAAAGCTATGAATACGTTTATAGCAAAACATCCAGAACTTTCTCCTACTAATGATGAAGCTGGTTTAAGGAAGTCTGCGTTTGAAAGAAAACTTGCTATGTTTAATACAAGTAATCTTGAAGACGAATCTGATTTTATTTCGATATTTGAAGATACTTACAAACTTTTAGATAATAAAGAAATTGTTGTAGAAGCTACTCCTAGAGTACCTAATACACCAGGTTCTGGTAATTTACCTAAGAGTGAAGGATCTGATAAACTAACCACTAAAGAGCTTAACTATGTTAATGCAAACTTTAAGGGAGACGTTAAGAGATATTTGGAACTTAAAGAAAAGTATCCAAATGCAGTACCAAACCTACAATAGATTTCTTTAATTAGTAATTAAGAAATTTTAAATAAAATGTTTAGAAAATACGCAAGCACAGACCCACATGGTGCACCGATTCTAAGAAAAAGTATTATTACAGGTTCTGTAGTAACAACTATCATGGATTCAGTATCACTAGCAAGTGGTTTTATGGCTTTAGGTACAACAGGTACAACTGTATTCGGTCATGTTATTTCTATCCATACCAAGGAAGGTTTATCCCCAATTACATCGGGAGCAACTGGAGCTGCTATTGGTAGTTACACAGGAACATTTACAGCAACTTCTGACAACACAACTGTTGCCAAAGTTTACGCACTTTGTGATGTATCACAATCATCTATGTATTCAGCATTGTTAGATGCAACAATTGGAACAACTACAGGTTCAGACCTTGGTGGTTACAGATTAGATCTAGCTGATGAGGAAACACTTGATGAATCAGGTGCAAGTGCAGCAGCAGCTCAATATTCAATCGTTGAGGTTGATAGAAACGACTCAACAAGACCAGTAGTTAATATCTTTGAATCACAAGTATTCAATACATAATTTATAATTAAACAATAATAATATGATAGAAACAAGAGGAACATGGGCATATGAAATTGGAGGTGTAAACCTTGAAATTATGGATTATGCTGACCAAGGTGATAGAGAATATACACCTGGAATTTTCAATGTCTTGAAAGGAGACACTGGATCAAATCTTGGACAAAAAAACTTTGTTGGTAAAACAGGTTTTAGTTCATTAACAGCCACAGAAGAAGGAGGTTCTTATGCAGATGTAGAAAGAGATTCTACTTACTTAACACAAATGTCATATACTAAGTACACAGGTGCTGTAGAAATGACAGATGAGTTAATTGCAGATAATAATTACCAGTCACAGTTAAACGCTATGAAGGATTTATCCAAAGCTGCTAACTATGACCAAGACAAATCAGGTTTACAAATTTTCAATGGTGGATTCGCTACTACTGTAAAAGTAAATGGATTTGATATGTCTTGGTATGGTGATGACGTACCACTATTCTCGACTGTACACCCTACTTTGTCAGCATTTGGTTCTACACAATCAAACGCTTCAGCAACAGGGATTAAATTCGGACACGACAACCTATTCACAGCTAAAATTGCTTTGATGAAGCAAGAAACTGATAATGGTAAAGCAACAATGGCTTCTGGAAAAATAATGATAGTAGCTCCTATTGAATTAGATAAAACTATTCAAGAAGAACTAGAATCAACACTTGACCCAGAAACAGCTAATAATGCTATTAACATTTGGAGAGGTTCTATGGATGTAGCCGAAAGTCTACACTTAACATCAGCTACAGCTTGGTTCTTGTTACGACAAGGAGACCATGAATTGTATCATGATGTTCGTGAAGGAACAACTTTAGAACAAGATAGAACTGTTAAGTCAGGTATAACTACCTACACAGTTGCATCTCGATGGACAGAAAGTGCTCGAGGATGGCAAAATTCTTGGGGATCAGCCGGCGATTTAGCCAGCTATTCTAGCTAATATTAATTAGCCTAAGTAACGTTTTGTAGGGTATCGTATAAAGGGAGTAAAATATAACATTTTACTCCTAACCCTACCTCGACACAGTATTAATCTTTATTCGCCAAGATTAAATAACAAGAGTAATGCGATTCAACATTGACAAAAAGAAATCTACAAAACCAGAAAGATTATTCTATGAAGTGCTTAAAGAGTTACACATACCTTTTAAGCACCGATGGATAATTGAAGGTCGAGAAGTAGATTTTATAGTAGGAAATTATGCAATCGAAATAGATGGGCATGAACAAGATACTAATAAGAATGAACTCTTAGCAAGTATTGGGTATATCCCCATTCACTTACATAATTCTGAAATTAATAGAACAAATATTATAAACTTATTAAAACAAATAAAATAAAATGACAGCAACAAAATATCCTAACGGAATTTCAAGTTATGGAATCCCAGTTACAGGTTCACTTCCAATGGTTTTGGGAGCAAACGGAGCAGGAAACATTTACTTTGTAGATGCAACTAATGGTTCAGATGGTAATAAAGGATTATCAGCAGACCAAGCATTTAAAACATTACCAGTTGCTTATGTAGCAGCAGTATCTGGAGATACAATCGCTTTATCAACAAATTCAACACATAGTCTTACAGCAGGTATTGCTTGGACAAAGAGTAGAATTAACTTGGTAGGAATGGACTTCTTCGGAAGATTAGTACAACAAGGTGCTAAAGTACAATTAGCAACAGCAGCTACAACAGCTTACGTTCTAAAAGTAACAGGAACTAGAAACAGTTTCTCAAACATTAAATTTATCCAAGGAGCTACAGCATCTACAGGATTACATGTATTAGAAGAAGGAGGAGAAGGTTCTTTATACCAAAATTGTTCATTCGTGTTCGGTGTAGGAGATAACCTAGATTTAACAACAGCTACAGAAGTATTATGTGGTTCTGATTCAGGAACATATGATAACTGTACATTCGGTTCAGATACTCTAGTAACATCAGCAGCAAGAGCTGTATTCACAATTGACCAAGTAGGTGGATTTGAATTCAAATCAAACATTTTAAGAGATTGTATCTGGATGGTTTCTTCAAGTGATGCAGATGCTTTACTTTTGAAAGTAGCAGCTAATACAGATGTATTATATACAAACCTATTTATCAATCCGATAATGATGGCTTCAATTGATGCAGCTGGAGGTATTGCTTTAACAATTGCAGGAGCAAGTGCTTCTTCCCTTGTAAAAGGAACATTAAACTTTGCTAATCTATCAACATTTAACTGTGCTAGTTTCATGACTACTGCAGACCAAGTGATGATTACAGGAAACATCCCTACAGCAGCAACATCAGGAATTTCAGTTACACCAGCTTAATACAAAATTAAGATAGCTTAGTGGGTGCTATAAAACCCACTACCCTTATGGGGTTATTATAAATTAAATAATATAAAATTATGAAAATTGCAAACCCAATGGACAATGATATTACAGTACAAGTTCCAGGTGGAACAAAATATACTGTTTTAGCAAACGACTCTATTTCAGGAGTTCCTGCAAATCATGCAGAATTTTGGAAAGGACTACACCCTTGGTTGGTTATTACACCAGAAGCAACAGATGTTGTTAAGGAAGTAGTAGATGAGGAAATTGAGGAAGTAAAAGAAGATGTCGTTGAAGATGTCATTGAGGAAGTAGTCGAGGAAATTAAGGAAGAGGAAATTGAGGAAGTAAAAGAAGAGGAAGTGAAAGAAACAATTGCAGATAAAATGAAAAAGGTTATTAAATCTAAGAAATAAAAGTTATGTTAAATTATGCAACACAAGACCCAGCAGTACTTATTGGAAGTAAAACTTCTCTTAATGTTGCTACTGGTGAAACTTTAACTGACTATTACAATTTTGATGGTACTACTTCTAAAGCTATTGAAACAGGAGAAGCATCTAAGATTGAATTTAATTGTATTTATACAGCAGGTGCTGGCGAAACAACAAACTCAGTAGAGATAATTGTAGAAGCTAGTTCAGATAGAAGTAATTGGTATCAATTACTTAATGAAACAGTAGCAAGTGGTGTATCAACATTAGATGATAGAGAGTTTACACACGTACAATCTGTTACTTATGGTACAGTAGGATATGATGCAGAAACAACAGGGTTTACAGCAGGTTTACTTGTTACAGGAAATGGTGGGGCTACAGGTATTATTGAATCAGATACAGAATTAGTAGCTGATACATCAGGTACATTACTATTATCTAATATTACAGGTACATTTGTTAATGATGAAGCATTAACCGATTCAGGTTCAGGTGCAGCAGCAGTAAACGGTGTCTTAACATCAATTACAAGGTTCTCATTACCAGTAGATATCTCTAACAAATATACAAGAGTTTCCGCTAAAGAAACTGGAAAGGCAACAAACTTCGGAACTATATTTGTTGAAGCTATTGTAAATACTCGATAGTCTTATGCAAATACCAAAACAAGTTAGACAAATTAACAACTCTAAAGAACAACTTAGAATAACTAAGTCAGAATTACAATCAGTTAATAACGAACTGTCTAAGGCTCTTTTAAGAAAAGAGTCTGTTTTGGATAGTGTAAAAGAAGCTAAGTCAGAAAATCTTAAAATAAAGAAAGATAGTAAAGTTAAAACAAGCGAACTTAAAATTAAGGAATTAGAATTAAATAACAAAGAATCTAAGTTATTTATGAAAGAAGATAAAGTAAATAAAAGTGAACTTACTTCTATTATAAAGATAGAGGTTGAACAGAAGAAATTAGATTCAAATAAAACAAATTATAGTAAAAGACTTGCCGATCTAACAGATAAGATTGGGCAGAGTGAACTCGAATTATCTGAAGTATCTGAATCTATTAAGAATAATAACAAGATTAAGAAAGATTTAATTAAAGAAGTAAACAAACTGTCTACTGAAAATAGTAAGTTAGATAGTAAATTTACTGTACAAGAACAAGAATATAAAGAAACTATAAAGAATTTAGATACAGAAATTAAAGAACAGTTAGAAGAATTAGATTTGGTTAAAAATGAAATCTTAGCAGAACAACAAAAGGTTGGTTCAGCTAAAAAATCAATTAAATTAGAACATAAATTATTAGAAAGAAGAAAGAGAAATCTTGATATAATGATTGTTAGATTTAACAAAGTATTTAAGGAACATTACCCTTTGCTAGAACTAAAGGTTTAATTCTTGACTTTTAATACAAAATATAGTATAATAAATAATAAATAACAAAATGGCACAGTTTATAACACAAAATCCTGGAATAGGTCTAGTATACCAAATAACAGACGCAGAGGCTTTATTCTTACAGAATTTGGTTGGATTAACTTATGCTGCTGGTGATATTCTGTATCATGATGGTTCTAATTTAGTTAATTTAGGTATAGGTACAGCATCACAAGTACTTGCAACTAATGCAGGAGCTACAGCACCAGAATGGACAGCAGTATCTGGAACAGGTACAGTTACATCTGTATCAGTTGTAACAGCTAATGGAGTATCAGGTACAGTTGCTACAGCAACATCTACACCAGCAATTACTTTAACTTTAGGAGCGATAACTCCTAGTGGAGTAACAGTTTCAGATTTAACAGCTTCAGAATTAGTAGCCACAGACGCTTCTAAAGGTTTAGAAAGTTTAGCAGTAGCAACTTACCCATCACTTACAGAAATTTCTTATGTGA